CAAAACTGCGTTGCTTATCATCCGAAATTGACGCAAATGCCAATAGGGTTAGATTATCAAACCATGGCCAGCCGCAACCATGAGTGGGGTCGACAGACAAGTCCTTTGGATCAAGAACGATTATTGCAAGCGATTCGCAAAATTATGGAACCGTTTTGGGAGCGCAAACCACGGGCCTATTCAAATTTCCATTTTTTATTGTGGACGCGGTTTGGCCAAGATCGCAAAGACGCTTTGACCCAAATACCGAGGGATTGTGTCTATTATGAACCGGAGAAATGTAAGCGATTGGATTCTTGGAAAAAACAGACGGAATTTGCCTTTGTAATTTCGCCGCACGGAAACGGGCTGGATTGTCATCGGACATGGGAAGCGCTTTGTTTGGGCTGCATTCCCATCGTGAAAACCTCGCCCCTGGATCCCCTTTTTGCAGACTTGCCTGTCTTGATTGTGCAGTCTTGGTCGGATGTTTCTTTGACATTGATGTATGATGTAGTTCAACTCTTTCGAGAGAGAGAGTTCAACTATCAAAAGTTGGAATTGAGCTATTGGATGGAGATGATACGAGGGGGTAAGCGCAGTGACTCGAAGTGAAAAGACTATGTGTAGCCAGTAAAAGCGTAGTGACTCGAAGTGAAACGACTATGTGTAGCCAGTAAAAGCGTAGTGACTAGAAGTGATACACACAAGTTTATCGTCTCATTTTGCGAGAACGACTCTTGCAATTCTTTCGTTTTCCTCCTTGACTACGTGTTTTACTAGTAGAGGATCTTTTTCGTTTTTTACTATCTCCTTTTAAAGTAGTGCCTAAAAATAGTTCTTTATATTTTTTATCAGTGTTACCTATAATACGTTCTCGTAAAATATCTTCAAATAAAATAGACCTTTTATATGGTGGTAATTCTTCAATAATATTTATTCCATTCTGTGGATCATATGCATTTAAAAATATCCATACTATATTATCTCGAACAAATTTTTTATCCATGTTACTAATAGATGCAGTACGTGCATAAATTGGATATTCTCCATAAAACTTACGCATAATTTTTTTGATGTCATCAACAAAACCTAATAGAACATCACCAGCAGAAGGTACATCTTTTTGTTGTCCTTGTGCATTCTCCATATCACGGAGACCTATATCATGCATTTCATCTGTTTGCCATGTACCTTCCATAATTTTATATTATATAGTAATAAATAAAATCGATTTCATATTTATTTCAAATACTTGAACATGCGATAATCCGTTTGAAACGCAGACCATTTTGTCGCTTTTATAATTTCTTTGAAATCGGGTGATGTGATCCGTCGAATCATCTCATCACCTTCCTTTTTCGTTTTGATGGGCAGGCCAAAAGTCAATTGGCTCATGCCATATTTTCCCAAGAAATCATTATAGGGATATTGTTGCTCGTTGAAATTGAGCAAGACCTTTGGCTGGCCAAACATGGCCGGATCGCGATGGTCGGCCCACCGAATTCCTAAACCACCCTTTTTGGTAATAGTATGTACGACAGGATATTGATATTTTGCCGTTTTCTTGGTAGAAAGATGACGCGCATCATACGTGCTCGAGTCATAGATGATCGCCGTCTCGCGGGGTTTCAATAATAAATGCGACTCGATCAAATCAAACGATCGGTTCGGCAAAAACGGCCATTTTCCAAGATCTTGGAAATGATGTGTTTTTCCAGTTTCATCGATAATAGTGCACGATTTTCCAAGATCTTTGGAAAATGCCGGTTGACCTTCCACTTTTCGAATGACAAACAAATCAAATCGGGTTTCTGCATGAAAGCGGTCGAGACCGGCCTGTTTGTCATACATGTGCAAAAATACTAACTCATTTTCTCGAGTCATCAAAGGATATAGGGCGGCCTCCGGCCTTCGCCAAAGAGCGGGCGTGATAAAGGCTAGATAGCCACTACTAGCGCTAGAAAGCAGCCTGTTTTCCAAGATGTCTTTAATAAAGAGTGGCCAAAGAGCGGCATTTTGACCAGCCGCGCCCTTGTACATTTCTTTTTTCGATCTTTGAAAAGGAGGATTTCCAAGAACAATATCAAATTGTTGGCGACCTTGGAACGCCGTTGACCATTTATTGTGCTCTTGCAAAAAATCTGCACAACAAATATTGGCCGATGGACCAAAGATGCGTTTTGCCAAGACAACATTCTTTGGATTCATCTCAACAAAAAACAACATATTGGTCAAAATGTGCCTTTTCCTGAGAAGGGGGCTTGGAAAAGCGCGGCGTAAGCCGCGCATCAGCCTCTCATACACGAACATATGGAAATTTCCGAATCCCGCTGCAGGATCGAGCCATGTGAGGCTTGGATTTTTCCAAACTTTGGCTGGTAGAGCGTCTAATAGTTCGCCAATGAGGTCCGGTGGAGTAAAGACTTCGCCAAAGTGATCGCGTTCTTTTTCTTTGATGGAAATGTTTTCCAAGTACCATTTTCCAAGATCTTGGAAATTCATGGATTCGATCAAGGGTTTATGTTTCGGATTTCGTTTTTGCGTTTTATTTTTGTGTTCATATAAGATTCTTTTTGTTGTATTCATATTGAATTTTTGAAAATACATGCTACCATATAGAGAGAAGATCTTGGGATGCGAAACCCTATCTAAATGTATAAGGTATAAGTTTGTTATGTTACGATTGATAAATTTGCGTATAAATATATCAATTGTGTGGATTAACTGCATGTTTTACTACAGTAGCTCTGTCGAATAATCAACGTTTCCATTGTTTTCATTGGGACAATCTTGATCCACCATGCGCTGTACCAATTTATCAAACGTAATCTTGGGTTGCCATCCGAGAACCGTCCGGGCTTTGGTAGCATCGCCCAACAACAAATCGACTTCGGTCGGTCGGAAATATTTGGGATCGATAAATATCAAATCGCGCTCTGTTATGACATCATACCCAATTTCATCCACGCCTTGCATTCGCCATTTAATCGCAATGCCGCGTTTCAGAAAAGCCTGTTCGATAAACTTGCGCACAGTATGAGTTTCTCCCGTGGCCAAAACAAAGTCGTCGGGCTTGTCTTGTTGTAGCATGAGCCACATTCCTTCGACATAATCTTGTGCATGTCCCCAGTCGCGTTTCGAGTCTATATTTCCCATGACGAGTCGGTCCGCTTTACCGGAGAGGATTTTGCCGAGACCGATGGTGATTTTTCGCGTGACGAAATTGTGGCCGCGGCGTTCCGATTCGTGATTGAACAAGATACCGTTGCATGCATACATATCGTAAGCCTCGCGATAATTCTTCACAATCCAATAGGCATAGAGTTTAGCGACTCCATAGGGTGATCGGGGATAAAACGGCGTCGTTTCTGATTGCGGTGTTTCTTGGACCAAACCATAGAGCTCGCTCGTCGAAGCTTGGTAAAATCGGGCGATTTTTTCGAGACCATTGGCCCTGATGGCCTCTAGCAATTTGAGTGTGCCAAATGCATCTGTATCTGCGGTGTACTCGGGCATTTCGAACGAGACTTTGACATGGGATTGTGCGGCCAAATTGTAGATTTCGAGGATGGTCATATTGGTTGCATAGAGGGTTTTGATATTGGCGAGACAGGTATAAAGACACGATCCGTCGGTCAAGTCGCCGTAATGCAATTTGAGCGAGGGGTGTTCGAAAATGTGTTCGATGCGTTCTGTATTAATGAGCGACGACCGGCGAATTAAACCGTGGACCTGATAACCCATTTCTAATAGAAATTCGGCCAAATAGGACCCATCTTGACCGGTAATGCCTGTTACAAATGCGACCTTTGTCATGTTGTCATTATACTGTGTTTGGGTTTATGTTATTTTCTTGATATTGTATATAGGTTCTGCAAATGGCATCTCTAAAAAGAAATTTTGATTCTGTTGTTGAGCCGCCATCTATAATGAATAATAAGCGCCCAAAAAAACTAAAAGAAGAGTGGACAGATACACACAAAGAACTTCCACCACCTCACGCTCGATCTTCATTACCGGCTGACGTAGTAAATTTGTACGCAGCTTCTACTAAGCCATTTGCAGATATTGCTTCTAAACGCTCTCATCCATTTGCAGATGTTGCGTCTGACCAACAGGATCATGTAATAAAATTACAACATAATGACCCAGTAGAAGCAGAAAAATTAAAAACATATCATAAAAAAAATAAAAGAGACAATCATAAAGAACAAATAGAATTATATAAAGATGTTGATATTGGTGAAAGTGAATCATTGTTAAAAAGTTATGAAACACAATTAAATAATATAACACTCCAGGATAATCAATATAATAGATTAATCAATAAAAAGAAACAAGAATATGAAAACGAAAGGGATCAATATTTTGAAAAAGGAGAAGAAATTAAAAAAAATATTGAAAAAATAAAAGACCCAGTGAAGCTTGCCGAAAAAATGAAGGACAAAAGAGAATTATTATTAAAATTAAAAAATGAATATCTAGCATTAAAAGCAGAACATGATACATTTCACGAAAGAGTCGCTAAAGAAACTAAGGCATTATTTGAAAAAATACATGAATTGCGTCGAATATTATCTATTCTTCATGAATTGGAATTAGATAAAATGTATCATGAAATACACCAAAGAATAGAAAATACAGTTTTACATGGAGACATAAAAAGTTTATCATATAGAGATTTATTATTATATTTACAATATGATAAAAATCCAACTGTGAATAGACAACCCACCTTAGCGAAAATATTTGAATATATTACATCACAGAACCTGCAAACGCTCAAAGATGATGGTGAGATCAATCGCTTAACCGCAATAATGCGGGGATATCGTAATAACGGATTAAGCACTGGCTATGGAACAAATACAATAAGAAAGGGTGGAAAATCGCGTAGACAAAAAAGTAGAAAATCTAGGCTATTTAGACGTTCACGAAAAGCCAGGAGATAAAATCGCACCAATATATAAGTAAAGATGTCTAGAACAAGATATAAAAAGAGTTATAAATCGAACAAAAACCGGTCTACAAAACATAAAAGAAAAACTATTACAATGAGAAAAATGTTTCCAAAGGAAGATATAAAACGATTTCAAGCCGATATTCTCAGTCTAATAAAAAAAAAGGATAATAGATATAATATCATTCAGGATCCGGAGGATTCAGATAAATTACTATTACGAGAAGACAGTAAAGAAATTGGACACATCACAGCATCCTATGAAGAAGATAGTCATACTTGTCACATTTCTTGGTTAGTAATTGAAGAAGGTTACAAACGTAGAGGGTTGGGTAAATTATTATTGATATATGGAATGCTACAGGCAAAAATTGATCATGCCGATTTAGAAAAATTTACACTAGATGATGATAGTGATGAATCTAAATCTATGGGGAATAATATTTATAACAAGGTAGGATTTGTGGGGGATGTATCACATATAGAGACATCTGCAACAGCTTCGCTATACGGACCTGAAAAGGAGGCTTTTTTTCCCAATTTTTTAGTTCGTGCTCTTCAAATGACTGGTCTATCCAAAAGTTACAAAGACATGTATAAAAATGCAGAAAAAGGTCAAGTAAATAATCGCGTTTTACGTCAATCTAGACATGCTATGGGCGGGCAGGAGCGGAGCAAGGCTCCGCCAAAAAATTGATCCATAAAATACTTAAAGATATCTTGATAAAAGTACAAGACATCTTTATCAACAATGACCGATTTTATCGCAGCACTTGACCACTCTACGCAAAAGACTACGGGGGAGAATGGACATGCCGAATATGCCTGGTCGAATGATCTTCGAGAGAAGATTGTCCAGTTCGACTTTCAGTGCGTCCGCACGACGCATGAGGGTATGAAGGAATTGTCCGCCACATTGTCCGAACTGTTGCACCGTCTCTCTGTCAAGCAGGCGACGGAAAAGTTGGAAGCAGAGCGCAAGCAAAACCTCATACTTTTATACAAGATCATTGGAAAGACGCGTGACATTCATGGCGGCAAGGGAGAGTATTCCCTATCCTATATGATGATTTTCACGTGGTACGATTATTTTCCCGCGTTGGCCCAGTATGCCCTCTCTTGTTTTGTACATCCGCAAATGACGTTAGATGACACAGAAAAGGATGAGGCTGCGCCCTATGGGTCATGGAAAGACATCAAATATCTTTACCGGTACGTCATTGTCTACACTAAGTATACTGGAAATCATCCTCTTCTCCAATATAGTGTTAAGTTGGTCAATGCACAATTGCGCAAGGATTATGCAAACTATTTGAAGTCGCTTGATGCCGAGGTGGTTCGCGATGTTCCCGGAAAAAAGGAACCCGTCTCTCTGTTGGCGAAATGGATTGCGCGCGAGTCTTCGAACAAGTTTGGAGTCATGTACGATCGATTTGCGACAGATTATTTCCAACATTATATCGATTCCGCAAAAACGGAAGAGTCCAAGACAAAGGCTCTGAATAAGGCCAAGATGGAATACCGCAAGATGTGCAGTTCCATCAACAAGTATTTGGACACCATTCAGATCAAGCAGGCGGGCAAACGCTGGGCCGAGATCAATCATGCAAAGACGACGTCGATTACTCTCGCAAAGCAGCGCAAGGCCATCATGAACTTGCCCAAGGGATCGGGCAAAGTAAAGACGGATGCAAACGGAGATCCTTGCAAGCGCAGCGAGGAACAGGATCGCATCCAGTGTGCCGCGAATTTCGATGCGTATCGCGAATCCTTGAAGAAGGAGGGAAAGGAACTCAAGGGTGGCAAGGTTTCGCTCGTCGATTTTGCGAAACAAGCTCTCACGATTTTGGGCGAAGAGGCAATGGATGCAGAAAAGGACGTCTTGAACTCGCAATGGCGCGACAACAATCGACAAAAGTCGGGCAAGTGTTTGGGAAATATGATTCCGGTCATTGACACGTCGGGGTCAATGGAGGGCGATCCGATGCACGCGGCCATTGCACTCGGCGTGCGCGTATCCGAAAACTCGGCCCTGCCAAATCGCGCATTTACATTCTCGGCGAAGCCCAAATGGATCAACCTGGATGGATGCGAGACCTTTATTGAAAAGGTCAAGGTGATTTCACGGGGCGACAGTGGTACCAATACGGATTTTGGAAAATTGCTCACCATGATTTTGGATACGATCGAAAAGGGCGAGCTGCCAGCCGAGTCGGTGGAGAATATGGTCCTG